AATAGCTGGGGAGCCGTTGAGCGCGGCTGGATCGCATGGTTTCGCAAACGCGGTGCGCTTCTGAACGTCGATCCGGGTGGCGTCTGTCGGGACAAGAATGGAAAACTCATTCGGAAGCGCACCGGAGGTGGCTCACACCGGAAGCGTCGAAAGGGCAGAAACCAGAAGGCGATGTCGGTCAGCGAGCGCGCCGCCCGAATCTCGAAGCGTCAGATGGCTCGCTCACGTGAGCGACAAACGATCGACCCGATTGTCCGAAAACGCCCCCAGGCAGCTTAGGTAAGAAAAGCTGTTGACGCGGATACAGCATCCGTGCATGGTTAACGGAGCCTCGAAGACGCTGTCATCTTCGGTACGGCTTAAGCAGTTCTGACAGAAAAGCCGCCGCGCAAGCGGGTCCGGTTGTCTCGTTGAAGCCTCTCGCTCGGGCCGAGCGGGGAATGGTTGAAACGCAGGCCAACCGGAGACCCCATGTCCGACGAGCACGACGAGAGCACCGAGGCAGCCCCGAAGGCCCCGCGCAAGACGCGCCGCAGGCGGCACGACCCGGTGGACGTCCCCATTCTCGGGGACTACACGAAGGACCAGGTTCTCAACAAGGACCCATCCCGCGCCTACGCGCTCGTGTCGACCGACGACATGGCGGTGATGGTCGGGCGGGGGTTCACGCGCACCAAGCGCGTCGAGGACGGCAGCGGGGCGCGTCCGGCGTTCGATCTCGGGGGCGACGGCGACTACACCGTCAACGGGCAGCTCGTCCTCATGGACGCCCCGATCGAGCTCGCCGAGGCGCACCAGCGCGCGAGCGAGAAGCGTTTCAACGACCGCGCGAAGTCGCTGCGGATGTCCATTCAAAATCACGTCGCCGCCAACCCCGGCAGCACGTTCAGCCGGGCGGCCGGCTAAGGAGACCCTGCCATGGCGCGCAAGCCTGCACCCGTCGTTCAGACCGAAGCCGTCGAGCCCGAGAATGCGTGGGCCGACTCTCTCGCGGGCGACGTCTATGTCGACGCTGCCGGGAAAGAGCATCACATCATCGGCGTCGTTCACGAGGGATTCGATTCCGTGTGCGACGGGAAGGTGGAGCATTTCCGCGAGTACACCGTTCGCGAGGACCCGCATCCGACGTTCCCGACCGACCCGACGAAGTACGTCCGCGTGGAGGTTCCCGTGGACGAAGAGACCTACAACGCCGTTTCGGCGTGGACCCGAAAGGGAGCGTAAGTCATGGCCAACATCCAGATCGCAGGCTTCCGTCCCTGGGGGACGCTGGCGGGCGGCGAGGGCGATCTGCCCCGGCCGATGCTCGCCGAGGTGGCGAACAACTACAGCACACAGATCAGCAAGTACGACATCATCAAGGCCGTCTCTGACGGCACGGTGGCGCAGGCTGGCTCGGGTGACACGGCCCTCCTCGGCGTCTGCACGGGCGCCTGGTACACGGGCAGCGGGTCGGTGATCGGCGGCAAGCGGCAGCCGAGCGACTTCCTGCCGGCGAACACGACGTTCAGCCCGACGACCGTCGGGAGCCCGAACGCGTCGATCGTTCAGTTCATCCCGCTCACCGGGAACCTGATCCTCGAGGTCGTGTCCGTCGACACCACGTTCAACACGGCCGCCGGTCAGATCGGCGCGCGGTGGGAGAACTGCAACCTCAAAACGAGCGGCACGGCCTCGACGACGATCGGCGTGTCGAATCAGTACCTCGACATCACGTCGCACGTGACGAGCGCGGCGCAGTTCCGGATCGTCGACATCATCGGCTACACCGAGGCGGGTTTCGACGTCGCCATGAACGACCCGACGGCGAAGTATTTCGCCTTCCTGGTCATGTGCAACCAGGGCACGTTGCCCCCCTACTCCACCTCGGGCACCTAGGAGCGATGACCATGAACTTCGTTCGCAAGCACTGGAAGCTGATCGGATGGCTGGCGGCAGCCGCCGCGGTCATCCTCGTCGCGCCTCACTTCTTCCCCGGCCTCCTGCATCACCTCGGGCCGTGCGTCGTTCTCGGAATGGCGGGGCCGGTCGTGACCGACTCGAACATCCCGAGCACCCTCAAGCCGACCCTCGACAAGATCTTCGGGAACGAGGTCAAAGACGAGCTCGACTGGATGGAGTGCGGCTACAAACAGTCCAATTCGTCCGACGCCTATGAGGACGACCAGGAGTTCGCCGGCACGGGGCTCTTGCCGCCGAAGGCGCAGGGCTCTCCATTGGCACTCGGCTCCATTCAGCAGGGATACGCGAAGCGGTACCTGCACATCACGTACGGCCTGCGGTTCACCGTATCGGAAGAGGCGCTGGCCGACTGCAAGTACGACGATGCGATCAAGGGCACCAAGAACCTCGGCTCGAGCGCGAAGCTCACGCAGGAGTACGAGGCGGCGGCCGTGTTCATCAACGCCTTCTCGTCTTCGTACGTCGGCGCGGACGCGGTCTCGCTCTGCAACACGGCCCACCCGCTGCCCCTCGGCGGCACGGCATCGAACCAGCTCGCCACGGCGATGAGCCTGAGTGAGACGGCGATCGAGACCATGTGGGCGAACATGTCCCAGATTCCGGCGTCGAACGGAATCGTGGTCAACGGCTACGACCCGAAGCACCTCGTCGTCCCGAAGCCGCTGTGGTTTCGGGCGAACCGCATCCTTCGGTCGGAGCTGCAGAACGACACCGCGAACAACGCCCTCAACGTCCTCAAGGGCATGGGCATCGAGATCGGTTCGAACCGCTACTTCACGTCGAACACGAACTTCTGGCTCGTGAGCGACCTGGACGACGGGCTGCGGTTCATCTGGCGGCAGAAGCCGATGTTCCGCGAGCACAACACCGAGGACAACTACACGGCCACGTTCAGCGTGATCGAGCGGTTCTCCGTCGGGTGGTCGAACTGGCGCGACGTCTACGGCTCGAACATCTGAGGGGACACCATGAGCACCCAGCGAGTCAATCGCACGTCCCGGTGGTACAACCCGTTCGCGCTCCCGGGGTTCATCGGTTCGCCCAACGGCGGACAGGTGTTCTACGTGAACTCGAACGGGGTTCAGGACGACACCACGGCCGACATCGCGTCGATGCTGTTCACCACGCTCGCAGGCGCCACGGCGGCGTGCCGGGCGAACCGAGGTGACTACATCTACGTGATGCCTGGACACGTGGAGTCCGTCACGGCGACGTCTCCGGTCTTTGCTGCGGGGACCACGATCGTCGGGTACGGCAACGGCAACGACCGCGGCACGTTCAACTGGACGGCCGCGGCGTCGGCGTGGACGATCTCGGCGGCGAACGTCACGATCAGCAACCTGAACCTGAACTTCGCCGCCACCGCGGCCACGACCGTGACGAAGGCGATCACGACGTCGGGCGCGAAGACGGTGTTAGACGGGTGCCTGATGACCTTCGGCGCGGCTGGCGGCACGCAGCTCTGCACGACGGGCATCGAGTTCACGACGGGGGCCGACAAGAGCGTGGTGAACAACTGCCGTGGCTACGCTCCGACGGACGCCGCGGTGGTCAACCCGTTCAAGCTGACCAACGCTGTCGATCAGTTCGAGATGTACGACTGCAACTTCGACATCGGGCTGTCGACGACGGGCGGGAGCGTGGTTGTGATGACCGTGGCGCCGACGAACGTCAAGATCAGCGGCAACTCGTTCCGCAACGGGATCGCGTCGTCCACGACTTGCCTCGTCGGCATCGCCAGCGCGACGGGATGCGTCGAATACAACCAGGGGTACATCACGTCGGCCACCGGTGGAGCGACGTGCTTCGGCACCCTCGGGTCGCTCCAACTCGCCCAGAACTTCGGGTGCGCTGGTGGTGCAAAGACAGGCATCCTGATCGGCACGCCGTCTTCGTAGGGGAGCGACCACATGTCTCACTTTAAATTCGATCAGCAATCGAATGGGGACCTGATCACCAACTATCCGCACGATCCGGAAGACCTTTCGGCATCGATTGCGGATTACGTGGAGGCACAGTTCTCGGCGGGCTGGGAATTCATCGGATTCGTACCGACGAACGTATCAGCAGCCGCGATCTACGCTTTCAAAGCAAACGCGCAGTAACGGCAGCAGACCGGCCGGACCGAGGGTCTCGGCCGGCTCAAAAAGAGAGGAGGGACGATGCGCGAGGACCTACG